AAATTTTTCTTGAGTGTTTTTTTAATTTTGAAGGTTTTGTCAACTTTTTTGTCAACTTTCAAGGCTCCAAAAACTCCTGTAATCTTTGATTTATCTATCCTGCCGGGTTTGCAATTATGTCAACTTTTTTGTCAATTCCTTAAGCGTTTCACTGAGCTTATCGCTGGCACTCTGAATATTATTTTTATTCCTGTCAATATATTTATTGAAGGTAAAACTAAAATCAGAATGTCCGGCAATAGCCTGTATGGTTTTGGGATCTACATTACTTGCCGCCAGCAAAGTCAGATATGTGTGTCTGAAGATGTGCGGCGTGGCATTATGAAGGTTGATTGTCTTTCCAATTCTTTCCCATGTTCTTGCAAATTTAGACTGCGTCATGGGAGTTTCTCCGCTGACGACAAATCCTTCCCCTCTGTTTTCCAAGAACGGACGTAATTCCTGTTGAATTGGGATGTCTCTGATGCCTGATTTGCTCTTGACGTAATTCTGGACGACTGAAGTATTGCCCTTAAAAGTAACCTCAGATCTAACTAGAATCGTGTTGTCCAGAATGTTGTCCCATGTAAGGCCCAATACCTCTCCCCTTCTCATTCCGGTGAAGCATAACAGAGCCATTAATAGAGCATCATCTTTTCTTAGCTTATGAATGTTGGAAACAATGTCGTTGAATTCAGTCACTGGCAGAGCGTCACGTTTGGTTTGCTTTTGCGGAAGTGTTATTCTTTTAGACAAGGTAGGATCTCCTTTCACCTTTCCGTCTTCAACTGCGTTCTGAAAAATTTCATGAAGCATGATCAACATTTGTTTTGTATAAGACTTGGATAAATGCTGTTTGGTTTGGAAGAACTGCTGGATAACAGCCGTGTCGATCTGAGTAAGCTTCATGTCATCGAAGTACGGATGAAGATGACGATCCAGAAGAAATCTGTTTGTGTCAGCCGTGGAAGGTTTCCAGCGGGGCTTAAGAAATACATCAAAGATTTTATCGGTATACTCTTTGAATGTTTCACCAGTCGCTGGCGTCTGAAACTTTTTAATTGCCGACATAATAATATCAGTGAAAGTATTACCAGTAATCCATGTAGGGGTACCATCCGGTAATGTAATATGAACCTTTTGCCGTCCCATTTCTTTTATCCTTTCATCGGTCGGCATTGACTCTATAGAGTTTTCAAGGTTCTGGAAGAGAAATTGCCCGACGATATATCGGGCAATTTCCTCTGCTTGAGTATATGAAATCAGATTTTCATTGTCAAACATTTTCAATTCTCTCCAGAAATGATAAGCTATCCATAAATTCGTTGTATTCTCCGATGATATTCAGGCAGCCAACAAATCTGAACTTGGGATCTTCTTCAGCTTTATAGAACGGATAGTACGGTTGACCCCCATATTCATCCATGACAAGAACATAGTCGTAGCTGTTCCATTCGCTGAGTTTCTTCGGAAAAGCAATGCATATAGTTGTGTCGCCATCTCCGACGCCGTGAACAGTAGAGTATCTTGCGTCCGGATGAATATAAGTTCCATGTGTTGATACAGCCATATTTTTAGCGTTCAACTCATTTATGATATCCTTCATTTTAATATCATCTTTGATCTTGTACCTGTTGATAAATTTTTCCATGATAGCTCCTTACAGTATAAGTTTTCTCAGTGCGAACAACGTAAACAGAAGAACCGTAAGTAGAATAATGGTCATTTGCCAGTCTTGTCTTCTTCTGAGCATTGTTCATCCTCCTCTAAGGACGGACAAAGATCTGTACCTTTCAGCATTGCCATAGAAAAGAAGCCTTCAGTGCCATCCAAATGCTTTACATTTCTATAACATTTCATGTTGTCGCACACGTTATAGCACCATGTGATATCTTTTTCGATCCAGTTCATATAACCACCCCAAGATATATCAGACCTGCCACAACACAAAGCCACAGAAGCGTCATCATAAACACGAAAGACACAGGTACTTCCAAAAGATCTTCAAGCAGCGTATTGTGTTTCAATTTCATTCACCTTCCAGGAATTTACGTTTAATAAAACCTTTGTTGGTTACAGCCCATTCTTTTGTAATGTAAACAACATCGACGGTAGACTTGGGCTTAAGCCACTTGATAATCTTTCCGTCAATGTATTTTCTGACTGCCAGTCTTTGTGGACTGATAACCTTATACTCAGAATCAACCTTTATGGGTTCGTCAAATACAATGTATCCTTTGTAAACCCAACCGTCGGTCAATTCCAGAGTCAGATTGCAGACATGCATATAGTCGTTCTTCTCTTTGCCATCGAGATACAACTTCTGTCCGCACTGGAATAATCCGATCTCCTCACCCTTCTTAGAAGGCGTCCTCCGAACGTTGATCAGATCATGCTCTTTACAAAGAATGTATCCTTCGATATAGTTCTCTTCCTCTGCGATTCCAACGCCTTTCAGACAGAGAAAGGCTGCCATGATACAAGCGCCAAGAAGAAGAATTTCAAATACAGTTCTGATCCACGACCATAGTTCTGTATCTTTGAACTTTTTCAGTGTCATTCTTTCCACCTCTGCTGACCGCCGTAAATAGCATCTCTTTTAAATTCCGGACATTCAATGACATTAAAGCTTGTTACACCTTCATTATTCTTTGTAGGTTCAGCTTTCCAGCCTTCAACGGGTTAAACAATGTAGACCACGAGCACCCGTTGATGGCATTCCTGCAATCCCAACAAAGCGTCGGAGGCTTGTTGAAAGAAGGATTCATGCTGTTTCCTCAGAAAGACAATAGCGAATGTAATGAACTGCTTCGCCAAATCTGTTCGTGGAATACTCAAGTTTCTTTTCAATCGGGAATCCCTGGCGTTCAATCTCAAGCATTCTTGCGCTGAGCCTTGTGATTCCCAAATCCTTAAAAGCTTCCATCGAAGAAATGGAACCAAACTGTCGGATATAATCCTTAATCTTTTCGCATTGATTCATAGTGTTACTCCTTACAGATAGTTTTTCTTGAATGTCTCCATCCACTTGTCGTGTCCGTAGATTTCTTCAAAAGCAATTTGCGCATCTTTTTTTAACTGAATGTTCTTTTCCTTGTCGTACTGGGCTCCTTCTGTTCCGGTGTGACAGCCGTTACATAAATAAACCCACAGGCCAAACTTTTCGCTCAGCCTGCGGTTTGCTACTCCTCCAAGGATATGATGCCGTTCAAGACATGTTTTCCGCCCACAGAGATAACATTGTTTTTCATCCGGCTGAACGATAGACTTAGTCACGCCGTTCAACCTTCTTTCCCCATGCGGTAAGGAGCTTTTCACGCTCGTTTTCCGTCATCGTGGGGATGCCGAGATCGTTGGCAATCAAGACGACATAATCGATAATCCTGCTCATGGAGGTTGTATCATACGTTGAGCTTCCATAATAGGCATGAACTTCTTTACGGTGCTCCACATCATCACCCATGAAATCATCGTAATAATCCTCAACATAGTCATCTACAACCTCAGCAAACCACCCGGTCCCCTTGTCACTCCATCTTTCCAGAAACGTAGGAAGAGCTATCTCTTTCACAAGAAGATCCTCAAACTCCCCTTTGGCTTTGATAGCCTCTCTGTAGACTTCATTCTTTCCGTCCGTAGAATATTTAGAGGAAGCTTTTGCTATCTCTCCGCATAAATGCCAGAGGTAAGCGTTGGCGTCCAGACTTCTTTTTGCGGAAAGTTTCTTGATTTCCACGTTGACGTTCGTATCTTTTAATTTATCGAACATCTCTCGGAAATCTTCGTTAACCGTAATCGTGATATTCTGACTTTGATCACGGTTTGTGGTCAGATCCTTCAATCTCCCGATCATAGTTATGCTCCTTAACAAATAAAAGCATTGCAAGAACTGCGTTGACTAACGCAGAACAGATAAAGAGCGTTCTAATAGTAGAATCACCTTCAACAATAAAAGCTGTTACTGCGCAGACAACCCACGCAATTGCACAAGCAATCGCAAGAATCTTGTTAATCGTCATTTCATTTACCTTCTTCTATTATGTCCATGAATTCTTCTTCTGTTATATCAATTGGCGTATGCTCTTCGATAATCCTGAATATCTTGCGGGCAAACTCATTCAGCATTTCTTCTGTTACAAATTTAGTTACAAATTCATAGGGTTTATATTCATAAGTAATTTCGTTTGGTTTGATGTTTATCGTCGGTGTTTGAGCGGTAGTTGTAGCTGCATCCCATGTTATACGGTTTTCATACCCAATTGGTACAGTAAAAGCATCATAGTAATTTGGCATTAAATATCATCTACTTTCATTCTTTTCCTTAGTTGCTTAGCTGGTTTCGTTAAAGCATCGCTTACACTCCACCCGTTTTTTATTCGCCAACTTATCGTGGCACGTTCAATTCCGGTTATCTTACTCCACTCAGCCAAGTTATGCACTTCTCCTTTATAACTTACTTGTACTTCTTGCCAGCCTTTTTGCCCATTTTTTGTCCATTCGTCTTGTTTTCTTTTTCGGCTAAAGGGCCCATATTTTTCGTACTTTCTGGTAGGTACAGTTACTGCTTCAACGGGATTCCATCCATAAGCCTCAATTCTTTTACATGCAGCTTTTCGACTAACATTATTAATTCTGCACCATTCTGACATCGTATGAGTTACACCATTGATTTGTATTTCCATGTTTGTCCGTCTGTTTGCTGCTTGTTGAACACGAGGTATCCATTTACAATTGTCTGGTGAATAACCTTTATTATTATCGATTCTTTCAATTGTCAGTTCATCCGTATATCCGTTTTCGTACGCCCAATTTCTGAATGTTAAAAAGTCATTCAACCACTCATCGCATATCTTTATGCCACGATCATAATAATTCTTTCTTTGGTTTTCATCAGCCGGATGATAGCATCTTGCTTTCATTCCGTTGTATATTTTGTAAAGTCTTGTTCTGCTTTCACCGTGTCTTTTTTTCATGCGATCACCGCCAATTAGATACCGTCAATTTTGCTTGCAAGTTGATCTGCCTGATGACTCCATAATACGTTGGGGTATTTATGAATTGCTTTATCGAATCCATCCCAATCATCCGTTTCATAAGCTCCCATATGGAAGCGGATAGAAAGCATCTCTTCTTCAGTCAGAGAAATGAACTGTGACAGAAGCATAATGGACTTCGGCGCATGACCTTTCAGAATCGTACCGGGGTTATATTCGTAATGCGATTTGCCGTTGGGATTAATGGTCATCATATTTCCTTCGACTTCTCTTGTTTCCTCATACACCAGAACATACTGATCTGTCTTGCATAAATCATGGAACATTCCGACAATGAACGGACTCTGAGGTCTCAGCCAGTTAAGATTGTTATTCTGCGTCAACTCTTCCAGCCACCAATAAACGGCACGGCTGTGATCGTAGAGACCCCCTTCATACGCTCCGTGATACTTTGTAGAAGCAGGAGCCGTAAAGAAGCCACTGTTATCCAACCAACTATAAAAGTCATCCTTCAGCTCAAACTTATTTCTGGTGCATAAGTCCAGAAAGTCACGGGTTCTTTCTTCTTTTGACAGAAATATCATTGTTTCACCTCAACTCCTCTTATTTGAACATTCAACATTCTCAGCATATCGAGAAAGGGTTTTACAAGTTCTTTGTCGATGTAATAGCTTTCACCGCTGAGAAGTTTTACGACAGCCTTGTCATCCATAACAGAAAAGGACGCAAGGTTTTCAACGTTGATATACCTTTTTATGTCCGACTGGTCGACAAAATAAATCCACATATTTTTCCCTTCCCAAAAGCGGGCCGGGGGCGGCTTTGAGGCCGCCCCGTCCCGCTTAGCAGTTAATGATATCGATGGCACTGCAAAGAATATCTATTTTACTTTTCAGCTCGCCATACCTAACCTTCGCCTTTTCGTAAAGTCGCATATGCTCTTCCATAATCTTCTTCTGTTCTTCCTGCAGGCGCATAAGCGACTCCAATTTGGCTTCAATACTGCTCTCTTTAATACCCTCTTCTTTTACCTCAACGGGCTTTACTTCGGTAGGCTTTTCTTCAACAGGCTTTACTTCATTGGAGTTTGCTTCAGTCTGATTGGAGTTAGCTTCAACAGGCTTTGTTGTTTCGGGATGCCGTTGCCGCCACGCATAAATCTTTTGCTTGGCTTTGGTCTTACTGAACTTAAAGGTCTCCATTACCCAAGCGACCGGATCTCCGGAAGCAACGGCTTTCTCGTACCAGTCTTCAACGTAAAGTCTGCCATCCTTACCTTTCTTACTAACAACCTCTTTCTTTTCGGCTTCTTCTTTAAGACGCTCCGCTTCACGCCTTCTCATGTTTTCTTCCTTCGCTCTTTCAATAAGCGTTTTCCCGCCGTAAAGAGGGATGGGCGGATCGTCATAAATCGTAGTTGCAAGAAGCTGTATTGCTCTTTTACCTTCCGGACAAGGAGTCTTGCATCTTGAACAAACGGAAATATCTCCGTTTGCCTTGGCACAGCATTTGATATATTTCTTTTTAATTTCTTCAAGTGACATATCCTGTAAAGGAACTGACGGATAATAATTTACAGGGCCGTTAGGCACATAAGCTATGTCATACTTTCTCATTTCTTTTATTAATCTCCTTCGTATCTCGCTTCTATATTCTTTCTTGTTCTTGCCAAAGCTTCCACTGCTTCTTTTGAATACTCTGCAAACTCTACTGTTGCAAAGTTTCTTCCACAGGCAATACATCTTTTGCGACGTTTTACCCCGTAAGACTGAGGTCTGCTCTCAAGAGTTTTATACATTTCTTCTTTCCCGCAATATGGACACTTCATCTCTACCTCACTCAAACAAAAGTTCCGGATACGGTAAAGAGCGGCACCAGTCGATGAACTGGGCCCACTCATGGAGCTTATGACCTTCTCTCTGATGAATAATGCTCCTCAAAGCTGCATAGGAGATCATGACATAACGCTTCTGAATATAAGACTGCGGAAGAGCTTCAATGACGCTTCTCCAAATCTGCTTCTTATACTCTTCGTCTTTTTCACATCTCCATGCTTCCATGCTGGTATTGATACTATCTAACATATAATGAAGATACTCGTCATTCATACAGTCATGCTCAAAGTCAGTAACATCCAGAGGACGCCGCATCAGTGTATGCATGGTGCTCGTACTTACCTTTTCAACGCCATAACGGTAAGTATCGAACTGAATCCACCATTCCCGAGGGGCTTCGATTTCCGCCCAAACCTGAATCATACGCAGGTGTTTGCAATGTTCAGGGCCAGCCTTCTGAAGACGGAGAGACAGATCCCTGTCCTTGTCTCCAAGGGTAAATGTTTCTTCAATTGAATAGTCGCCGTTTTCGGGACTTCCCTTCTGAACCAAGTCCCAAGTACTATCGCTCTTTGACCATGACTGCATTGGGGCCCTCATGGCAAAGATTGCAGGAGCAAAACCATCCGTCTTAAGTGTCTTGATATTCATGTCCAGTCACATCCTTATATGCTTTACGAATTTTAACAAGATCATCCAGAAGCAAGTCTTTATCAGCTTGCAACTGATAGATTTCCTTATACATTCCTTCAATACACTCTTTTACTTCAGCCGTGTTGTGATCCTCCGGGCAATAGGCACAGAAGCGCATACATGGGCCTTGATAGCTTGACAGCATTACGATCAATTCATGAGGAGTCGTTATTCATCACCTTCTTTTGCCAGTTCGGCGATGTAATCGTCAACAACCCTTTGTTGTTCTGATGTGAGGAATTTTGAATACAAGATTGCCTTAAGCTCAATACGTTTCATCTTTCGATTAAGCTTAATGAGAGAGGAAATCAAACGCATCTGGTTCCGCTTATAGATCTCTAATTCTTCCAATTTACCATTCCACCCATTTCACATTGTTTATGTCTGTAAGAATACAGGATTCCGTCACATTTGGATGCCTTTTGATCCAGTCGTTACAGCCTTCTTCGTCTGGCAGATCGTCCCGAATCTTATCCAGAATATGTAGACCTTTTCGATCAAGCTTTCTGATCAGATACTTACCGTCAGCCGTGCACTTTGAATCGTCAAAGTTCCAATCCTTACGCCAGTCTCCAATCAGAACAATTCTGGAACCGGACTCATTGACGATTCCTCTGAACTCCTTTACCCTTGCTTCAGAGATTCCCATCCTGCCGGATGGTGCCAAAGCGTCAGAGCCTTCAAAGTTAAGAACGTTATCTACTTGAAAAAAGATCACTTTCATAAGAGTTCTCCCGCCTTTTCAACGGAGACGAACTCACCTTTTGGAAGAGTGTTTCTGTACGGATACGGCCCGCCGTTTCCGATGTCGTGCTTTCTGATGTAGTCCACTTCATCCTGCGGAAGCTCTTCAATAGGGCCAGGGTGTCTTCTGATATCCGCAGTGCCAAAGGCTATGGCATCAAAGTAATCGTACTTTTCAGAGTGATACTTGTCCTTGTAGTAAGCTTCAGCGGTCTTCTTATTCCGCGCATAACAATACTCGGTTCTCAAGATCCTGTTGTTTTTCCCAAGATCAATCCTATAAATGAATGTTGTTTTCATGGCGACTCCTCGATTTGTCTTATTTCGCCTTGCTGAATCAGCCAAGCGATAGCAACGGCAGCCGCATCAGATTCATCGTCACATTTATAGTTTTGTTTTCCGATATACTTTTCCAATCCGGTTGCAACTTCTTCTTTCTCTGCTTTACCAGATCCGGCAACAAGTTTTTTTACAGTAACAGGATAGATGCTGTTCCATTCCTTTTCAGACATTTTCCACAGCATCAGATCCATTAAACCAACAACCTTGGACAAACTTCTTTCGGAGGTACTTTTCACATGCATTATTTCCGTTTCTCTTACAGCGAACGTATTTGAATCCAATGGGAAAAACGCCATATTAAAGCCTGTAACAATGTCATCCAAAAGTTGTCCATGCGTTTTCTTCGTGTTGGTTTTATTGTCGATAGAGACTAGTTTTTTTACATCTAGTTTGACTTGTCCACCCGTCTTATCAACAGAGAGTAAACAAAAACCTGGTCTTTTCAGACTCAGGTCAGCACCAAGTACTTTGTACTTTTCCGGAAAGATGATTTTCTCAGACTTCTTCACCATGGAAAACCACCTTCTCAAAGGGCATACCGCAACAGGGGCAATAATTAAAAGAAGGACGATTCTCAATCCAATGAATGGACGTTGTTTGAATCGTCCACAGTTCATCCCCAAATATAGGCCTTCCGGTGCAGTCTATAAAGAGACTGCAGTAAGAACAGCGCCATCCTTTTTGTGACGCATCCAATTCCAGTTTTGCATAGTCCAATTTAACCACTCCGTTTATTCATTTTTAAGAAGATACTTATTACTTACTACCTTCATTGAGAGTGGTCCGCCGATAATTTCATTATTAATTGGTTCTGTTGGCCGAACCACAATCCCTTCCTTGCGTCCGCCGGTTGAATAGTTTCCGTCTGCTCTTTCAAGCATAGCTTCAATAGTCGGATATTTGGACGGAAGATCGGTTCCGACTTCTTCAATAGGCACGGTTGGCATATCCATGAACGAACAAAGCTCCTGCATTCGCTTCAAACCAACGCGTTTCCCGTTCTCACGGATGGTGAATACATACCACTCCGGCTTCGCAAGCCTTAACGGATTCTTCTGAATGCCGGGAGCGCAGAACTCGCCTTGCACGGTCAGTTTATCAATGCCAAGCCTGCCCATTGCATGACGCATGTTATATTCATAGTTCTTTTGTTTGATAAACTCATAGAACGAGCTTGATCCATCGTCTTTGTACTCATAGTTATGTCCGCAGACGTGGAACCCGTTTTCGTCAATGGAAAGAGAGTGAGAAGATCCATCCATCTTGGTGGAGATATAGTACTCCAGATCCTTGAAAGCTTCAGCGAATTCAGCGAAATTCTGGATTCTGATCTCGTCACTGTGCGGAACGTCATAAGGAAGAGAACCGATGACTGTTCCACCCGTGGTGGCACGTTCTTCAATCTCCCACTTCTTCACACCGAGAATATCTGTTACATCCTGTCCTAATTTAAAATACACAAACAAACATATCACCTTCTTTCCTTACTGAAAATCCAATTTTTATCCGTAAATCCGTTTTTCTTCCTTATTTCTGTTGGTGTTACGTTGTAATGTTTATGAAGATAATTAATCATAGTTGGTATGGATATATTAAGTTCTTCAGCTGTCTCTTTGTTTGAACATCCATTGTTAATCATGTTATATATTTCTTCTGGATTAATTTCTTTATAGTTTGGATTGTTTTTACCAGAAAAACGTTGTCTCTGCATATTTCTCATTTTTTCGGCGTTTTCTTTATATATTTCATCATAAGTTTTGCCTTTTTTCGCTTGCGACATTTTCTTTTTTGCTTCATCTGAATGATATCTATATCTTCTATGCTCTCTTGGTATTGGTTTAGCGACAAGTTCTCCTGATTTATATTTTGATTTCAAAGTGTTTGAAATCTTGTATTTTTGTTTTTCTGTTAGCTTTTTTCCTTTGCTGCTGTTTGATATTTTATCTCGTGTTTCTTGTGAGACCGTTTTCCCTTTATTTGAAGAGGATATTTTTTTGCTTGTTTGTTCTTTGTGATCGTTCAATTCCCAAGTGTTTCCACCTTCGCCGCCACGAGATTTGTTATATCCTATTTCTTTTTTGTAAGATTTAGTTTTTTCTATCCAAAAACGTTCTCTATCATCAGCCATTTCATCCAAACACGTTTCTACAACGTCTATTGTAAAATTTTCAACTCCATAATATCTCATTGCATTATATAGATGTCGTTTTGTTCCAGTTGATGCTAAATACTGATGTCTTTCCCATCTTTTTTTAATATTTATAGTTTTCCCGATATATATCTTATTATTCTTAAGATTTGTTATCTTGTATATGTACATCATTTACATCAACTCCAACAATGGTACCATCATCTGCATATAAAAGTTTTCCGTAACCACTCAAAATATCAAGCGGCATAGCAAGCCCTTGGCTTAATTGTCCACGAATCTTTCTAGTTTTTATAAGAAATCCTTCACCCATAAGATCTGTCTTTTTGTAGCTTGAACCTCGAAGAAATTCAAATTCAGGTCGAACCGGAAGAAATGAATCTATTTCGAAATAGACGCATAAATCTCCCTCTCTAAATTGACCTTTGTTTGCCACACATTGCCATCCTTCAACTCGAATTAGTTCCAGTCTGTCTGCGTTTTCGATTGGTTCAATCTTCCATACTTTCTGAATGCTTGCGAGCTTTCTCAAATAATCACTTCCTTTTCAATGCGTTATCCAGTTTCACAAGCAGTTCTTTTGCAGATTTTTTACTGAGCCTTGCGGTAATGTTTTCGCTGAACATCTGAAAGTACTTCATGCCGTACTGACATCTTTTATCCTTCGCCGCATCGCTCGTATTTGCAGGTCTTTCATATTTAAGCATTACAATATCTGATGCTTCTTTTACGCTCTTTGCAGAGTAAAGTGTACTTAACACTGTTTTATACTGATTCAATTCATACCAGAGGTAATCAAGCTGAAGAGTCAGATCCCCTACTGATTTACCCTGTTCTCTTGCCATCTTTAATAAGGCAAGCTTCCTTGTGTGGTAACACCACTGGCATAAGCCGTATGCGATTCCGTCTGTTGCAAAATTATCATTTCTGTTCGCATCTGCCACAGCTGTATATTCTTCATTTGTTAATCCGGTTTTCTTCTTTACGTTGTTTCCATTAACTGGATTCAAAGAACTTTCAGCATAAAGATTTCCCATGAGTCCGGCAACTCCGTAGGGGTTTCTTATCTTTGCGGACAGATAGTCCCAAATTGGTTTCTCGTTCATTGTCTCACTCCAGTAATAGCCGTTGTATATCTTCTTCAACTATATCAATTACGGAAACCGGCGAACCTTTATATGCGTTTAAACGTCCAGAACCTGTTACGTGTATTTCCCATCCGATTTCCGATTTGTGATTTGTTTCAATTGTTACATCTGCACTTCCAACATCGTAAGAGCAAAGAACAGCTCCTGAGTCCTTGTCAACAAGATAAAACGCTTGTGCGTTTACAATACTTCTATCCATCTAATCATCCTTATAAAAAAAAGAGGGCAGGATTTTACTCCTGCCCTCTCGGTCAATTACTGGTTGAACTCCATATCCAGGGTTTCATCCAGCTCCATCTCGGCAGAGGCTAACGCATCCTTCGCGTCCTGAATAGCTTGCTTATAGATTTCAACTTCGTTCATGAGTTCTTGAATCTTGTTGTTTTCCATAATTTTCTCTTCTCCCTTTTCATTGTCGATGAGTTCCATCAGGTCGTTTTGGTCTTCACTGCCGTAGTTGTGTACAATCATAGCATCGCTCCTTATCAAAAGATACTTATCTCTGGCTGATGCTGTCTTCGTAGCGAGCCGCGGTTCTCCCTACTGTTACAGCCATTTAACTGAACTTTCACGTTCAGCACCATTTCTCCTTTACGGTAACTTTCGGAAGTCTTCAAAGTTCGGTACCGAATTAATCGTCGAAATCATCATCATCGAAGTTGTCATCATCGAAGCTTGTTCCTAAGTCATCCGTTTCTTCGTCATCTTCGCTCGGCTCGCTATCATAAACGTCAAACACTCTCATACGTTTATCCAGTCTTGTTCCGGCTTTCTCGTTGGACTTATCTATTAAAGCAAGCAATCTTTTTACAGAGAGAGGAGAAGAGGCAATTGCTCCATTGTCAAAGAAAATTGCAGACTTTGCTTTCGTCAGTCCGCATCCATTCAGTAATGTACCGTTCTTTCTTTCATCGGATATTATTTTTCTTGCCTGATATATTTCTGTAGACATGATCGCAACAATGCGGGTAGCACACACTGCAACATCAAACTGACGATTATCACTGCGCTTATTGGAAATTCGAATAAACCGAAGAGGTATTGTATAGCCCATGGGAAATCAACTCCTTTTAACCTGAATAGCGGGTGGCTTTACGGCCACCCGCTTGAGTTGCTCCCATAAGGTTATTTAAAACATATCGTCATCGAACGTGCCAACGCTTCCGTTTCCAAAGATACTGTCCACGGAACCGCCGACTAAATCTCCATCTGTATCATAGAGATTCTGTCCGTTCTCAAATATGCTATCGATTGTGTATCCTACTTTTCCTTTTGCGTCGCTATATAAGTTTTGTCCATTCCCTATTACAGAATCAATTGAATATCCTGCATGAGAACCATCCGCTTTGTAAAAGTTTTGTCCGTTACCAAAAACACTGTCTATTGAATAGCCGATTAAATTTCCATTTTCGTCATAATAATTCTGTCCATTGCCGAATACACTGTCGATCCCATAATACTTCATTTCTTTTGCACTCCTTTAATTTCCTTTGGGAGCAATTACTTTGTAACTCTTCGCCCAGATATCATATTCACCGGGCACTACAGCCTTCGCTCCGCCTTTATATGTATAACGCGGGCTCCTATTATACTGCAGCAGGCTAATGCAGTCTCCTTCATTGAAGGAATGTTTTTCGAAGTCGTCCTTCTTGAATCTTATAATGCCAGAAGATCCTCGTTGGACTGAATACAATGTGGCTTTTACGCCATATTTTGCGTCTATTGCTCTAACAAAGTATAGATTGTCCGGCTGTGTTTTGTCAAACGACAGACATAAACCTACGTTTGCCAGTTCAGACGCCAGTCTCTGCCCTATATCCAATTCTTCATCTGGCAGAGACTTTTCAAATTCACGGCAGAGTTCCATTCTGGATTCGTATGATTTGATTGTCTTGGTAAGCTTGTTTTTACCTTCAAAGAATTCATCGAACACCTTCATCAGCTTACCCGACTTACCATACTGTTCAAAGTAATTTAACTCTATCAGTATCTTAATCTGACGAGTATCAAGACATGAATCCATTTGTAATGTTCTCAAAACGTCCGTGAAAGTTTCATATGAAGCAAGACCCAACCGCTGAAGATCTCTTGCGGCGGCTTTGCTCATATAACGAATAGAAGATAGCGACTGAGAGATTGTTCCATGTTCCTTATCCACTACCCAGTCTCTGTTATCCTGACCAAACCTTCCGGCAGTCAGCGAAATGTTCTTATATCGTTTCATTTCGGCAATAATGGCAGAGATCTTGTCGGTATTCTTCTTTTCGTCATACAGTTTCAGCATTGTTACGTAAAGTTCGTATGGATAATGGACTTTCAGCCACGCGACATAGAGAGAATCGCAGGCCATTGAGAATGCGTGTGCAGCACACCTTTGTACCGTCGGTTTCCCGATATTTATTAGCGGAGTAGATCATATCATCACCCTGTTTCCAGGGGCACAGCGCTTCGGAATACGGAATTTCACCGTAAACCTACTCCCTTGCGGGATGATCGTTACACATTTAAGCAGTTTCCTGTGTATTTAGCACGGTATTGTCATGTAATTCATTAAGTATCTCTTGTATTTTATTTTCTATGTTTTCTGTATATTTGATTTCATATAGTTTTATTTTGTTTTTGATACAGTATGATTGCTTCATTTTATCTGTTATTTCTCTTTGCTGTTTTCCCCAGTCGATATTTATGTAATGTTGTTCGCCTTGATATTCAATTAAACACAACAGAGACTTTTCGTCATCGAGTAAAGCAAAATCAAATCTTAACGGATTTTTGTATCTTAGATCTTCGAATTTGTACTCATGAATAAATTTGACATTATTTTTTTCTAAACATTTTAATATTTTTAATTCGCCAGAAGATATTTTACAATTTGAACAACCACAAGAAACTCTTGATCCGGATAAAAAGTGGCTTACAGTGTCCTCTATTGTATTTCCGCATTCACATTCTAATAGCCATATAGCATTACCTTTTATGTCTGAACGTAAATATTTGATTGCGGTTAATTTATGTACTTTTATCCCTGTAATATCTTTCTTGTGATCTTTAAGCTTATATCTCATACATCCGCATGATTTAGTTTTACCTGTAAGAATATTGTTTTTATATGTGATAAATTCATTTCCACAATCACATATGCATTTACATTTTTTATTATCAATAAGTTCTATTGGTGTTATAAAGCCATATTTTTTCATTAATTCAATTGCTTTATTTCTCTTTTTTTGACATTTTCCACATATTTTAGCAGGGTGACATTGAACGTCCACAGCACAAGCATCAAAAACATATCCGCAATTCATACATGTACAATTATATCTTGCCCTTTTCACACCTTTTTTTGTAACATAGTCTTCAAGACGATAATTGAATTTAATATTATTTATTATTTGACCCGATAAATCTTTTCTTCTCCAGTCGCTCATATTTTAAATTGTTTATAATGAATTATTTAGATTTATACCGTTAGCCGCTTTATGCGACACCCAGCATTTGCTGGTTCACTGTGTTCTTCGACACGGATTGCTCCGTGAAGGTTCCTAATTGAAACATGTAATTTGCAGCATTCTCTATAATTGTCCATATCTGTTCCACAACTTCATGAGCTTTCTTTTCAGAGGCCCCTTCTGTTTCCTGCAGAACCTTTGTAAATCCAATCTTGAACTTTTCCTTTTCAGCTAAAACCTTTTCAGTCTTTTTCTTCTTTATAGCCTTTGTGGTTGCATACGCTTCCGGCCCTGGAATTCCTGCTGCTTTCAGGATCTGAAGAATCTGTTCATCGAACATAAGAAAGCTGTCCGGAATCTCTTCCGTCTTCAGAAGTTTGTCCAGAGAAGGAATTCCATACTCAAATCTCTGCCGATTAATAAACGTATTCAGCATCGACTTAAAGCCTGGACGGATGGCGGCAATGAAAGCACTGAGCTGTGCAGCACTCTGAGGTCTATAGATGCTGCATCTTTCAGCAGATTTATCTCTTTCAACCTGGTTCAGACCCATAACGATTCTTCTTGCGTACAGATTCCAAATTTCCTTGTCGTCCTTTACGGCTTCAAGAAGTTCGTCAACTGACATGATAGGAATACCTGCAAGCTTGAATGTTTCGGCTATGATCTTTACAACGTCAACACGAAGGAAGTCCGCCTTCAGATAGTTATAAGAGTCAGCTGTTTTTCCGTCGATGTACGCAGCGTAAACTGCGTCCTTAGATCCACTCTTGGACTTGACTCTTACAATGCCTATCTCTCTGCGGAGATCCTTATCTGACAAAAGATGAGCACACGGATGCGGACTTAATGAAGTAATAATGCCTTTATACTTTTTAGACTCTTCAATCAGATCAAGATATTTTTCTTCAATATAAGACTCGATCTGAACATCATCATCCACATCATAATCCGGATCATCAGCGTTGTTCTCTCTTGCGTGTTTTGCGTCCAGTTCATAGTTCTGAATCTGTTTTGCAATAGCATTTGCAGTTTCGAAATCAAGATCTCTTGCTCGCGCAAGAAGCTTGAATGCAGACAGAGTCTTAGCTGTTCCATAGGCAATCATCGGAAGACATCCGTATTCACCGAGGATTTCCTTCCCCGCCGTT